TTCTTGGTCAGCAAATACTCGGCTGCCTCCTCGGCGGTCATGCCAACGGTCTTTCCAAAGGCAGTAGTATTCGAACGCCCAGTAATTTGCTTCAGACCTTTTCCTCTGAAAAAATGGCCGTCATTTTCCTTGTGATTGCCTAAAGCACCTGACTTGGAGCGGTTTTTATCCATGTACACATAGTTGGCAATCTTCTCAGGCTTGCCCGCATATTCGGCGGCGTTCTCTTTGCCGGGGCCAAAGTAGCGCGGGAACACCTTCAGGAGCGTGGCCTCCTTGTAGTTCAGGTTCTCTTCGAGGACGCGGAAGTCCATGCTCTCATGGGCGCACTGGCTGATGAAGCCAGCGATGCGCTTGTCGGTGGTGATGCCGTACTTGGGCAGCATCTCGTTGAGGGCCGCGCACCACGCTCCAACTTCCTTGTTGGTCGGGATCATAACGGCCAGTTGGGCTTCGGTAATCAGGCTCATCTATATCTCCTATTCGCACCACGAGGACTTAGCCTCGCCTTTATATGGACGGGCTAGGCCCGCTGAGATCAGGCTTTGAGCTAGGCTCTGGTGGTCAAGATAGACCTCACCCAGAACCCGGCCTCCGTACTTGTCCCACTTGAGAATGACGACATCTACCTCAAGGGCATTGGCAACCGCGTCTTTTGTAAACGCGCTTGCCTTTCTAGCAAGGGCTGCTTCCGAATCGCATTGAGCGCGAGGGGCCTTTTCTGGGGTGTCGACGCCCATGACTCGAATCGACAGTCTTGGCGGCAGGGGCGACGGAAGAAAATCCACCGCAATCTCCACGGTATCGCCGTCAATGACGCGGGTAATTTCATAGGGCGTTGCCAGCGCAGGGCTGGCCGACAGGAGGAGGATGCCAAGCCACTTCACTTCTTCGGTCTCTTGATCGGCACCTTCTTGGTGACGGCGTCCAGCGCAGCTTCTTTTGCCATGTCCTTGCCCATGCCGCCGAGCAGGTCGCCGACGTTGCCAGTGGCCGCAACCTTGATTGCGTTCTCCACCGGGTCAGGCAGGTTCACCTTGTCTAGCACGGCATCAATAGCTTTTTCCTTGAGCTTGCGGCCCATGAACATTCCAACGAGTTTGCCAATCATTCGGTGTACTCCTTTGTCGGCGGCTCATCGTTGCCACCCCTGTTGCGATTGTTGCCTGATGCCATGATGCCGCCGAGAGCGCCGACGATAAACGAGGCGATGGGGGTCAGCAGTTCGAAGAACTTGCGGTCGTTCTCGCTCGACTCGCCAAGAGGCTGGGTCACGAAGACAAGGCTGTAGAGGATGGTGAAGATGGTGCCAGCCAAGATAACCACCAGCGAGCAGCCGATGAAGTATCGAAGCTTAGCTTCCAGATAGTCAGAATCGTTTTTGCTCATTGCGAGGCTCCCGTTAGATCAGTCGCACAGTTCCTAGTACGAAGGCAAATAGGTGGCTGACATTCTAAAGCAGACCAGTTGGCTGGGTCTTGGCATGGGTAACGATAGAATCCGTCACCAGAAAAGTAGATAATCGTCACGACAGAAGCAGCAGCAACTGCCCAGATAATCTTCTCTAGCATCTTACCACCTCCCTAAATAGCGGCCCCAGAAGTATAGACCAAAGCCAGCGATAACGCTCGTCGCCAAGATGATGACCGTCCAAAGCGCAGCTTCTAGAAGGCCTTCGATCAGTTCCTTGCGACGGTAAACCTGCTCTCGCTGTTGTTCTCGAACCCGGCGCTCAATGTTCTGGAACTCTAGCCAAGCATCGTTGCCGTAGGTGTAGCTGATAAGCTGACGCAACTCTTTGCGCTGCTGTTCACACTGCTTTTGCGCCGCGAAAATATCAATGGCACTCTTTTGACTTCCGCCGCCGAACAGCGTTCTGAACGCACCCGGCGGTTCGTTAGCCTTCTGGGCGGCGTAGGAAATGTCAGAGACCGCCTTGCCCCATTCGGAGAGCTGAGACGCCATGTCTTGTATCTCGCGCCCAGCCGCAATGCCCTGCTTGAGCATTGAGAATGCTTTGCTCCCAACACTGAGCGCGACACCAATGCTGACGGGATCAAACATCTACAGGCTCCAGAACGGTGGGCAGGGAAACAGCGGATGAACCGCCAGCGCTATGTCCGCACTATACCTGCAAACCTTGACAAATACCATGCGGCCGTCGATCCAAAGGTGCGTGTACGCCACCCAGATCAGCGGCACATTCACTTTGCTAGGCTCCGGAGCAGAGCGTCGATCTTGGAGTCGAGGTTATCGATCCGGGCGATCAGCATGTTCATGCTGGACTGCACGTCAGTCTTGGTGACGTAGTCCCGCGCCATCTCTTCGCGGGTGCGATTGAGCAGGATTTGCAGGCGCTGCACCTCGTCGGAATGGCCTTTGAGAATCCAGCCCACGAGGGCGAGGATGGCTGACAGGCCTGCGCTCCAGAGCGTCTCAGTGGTCATGGCTTACTCCGGTTTTGCAGGCCAAGTTACGGTGTCCGGGAAACCCGGTTGCGCTGTGATGTCGCGAAGAGCTTGTCGATAGGTAAGCCAAACAACGGGGATTTGAATGCCAAAACTATCCTGTGCGTTTTGATCTACAGCTTTGACCACCACCCAGTCGCAGTCCTTTAGCAGGCTGTCGCGCTGAATGCGAATAGCCGAGGCCCGAGAAGCGGTGCGCTCGGCGATCTGCTCTACGGAAAGCGGACGCACGGAGGGTGCATACACCCAAGCCCCACCAACAAAGGTGGGGACGGGGGCGTACTCTACGAAGTGCGTCTCCGGATCGTGGTCCGGGGCCGGGGGAGTCTTGACCTCGTACACGCCGTACTCGGCCAGAACCTCGTCGGGGATGGTCCTCGGAAAGCTGGTGTTGGGGTTGTCACGGCGAAGCGCACCCACGCTGTAGGGGTACTGGACGATTGCGCCGTTTGTGGCCTTGACGAACATTGTGTATCCTTTCTGTTCGTTGGACGGGTTACGTCTTGAGCTGCTGTTGAACAACGCCGAGCATAATCTTTGCCTTCTTCTGCTCGAGCTTTTCAGAAGCGAGGAGGCCGCGGAGTTGACCTGCGAACTCGGACAGCTCTGCCTGATCCTGAGGCGGCAACTTTGCGATCTCGTCCAACGCAATCGTGTAGTTGTCGATGTTGATCTGGTAGTGCATGACCTCCTGCACTCGGGCGTCGAGCGACATCTGCAGGATTTCTTCACGGGTCTTAGGTGCTTCGGTATTTTCCACGATTATCCTTTCAGTGGGTTAGGCGGGGGTGCGGCCAAAGATAACGCCTCTGCCTGCCCCCGCAGGCAAGGTGCTCGGGCTAGAGAACTGAGTACCAAATCCCCCTTGCAGCCCGGCGCTGTCGTTAAGTGACCGTTTATAGGCCAATAAAAAGGGTGTCGTACCGCAGGCCAGGGCCACGGCCCAGCCGTTTGGGCTGAAGGCAAGGTCTTGCCCGACGCCCGGTGGCAGAGAGACAGGGTCTGAGAACTTTGAGCCGCTGGCACTCGTGTAGCCTAGAATGTGCGGAGAACCACTAATTGAGACGAACAAGGCATTTGGACCCTGAGGACTGTACTGAATACCTGTACCAGCAGACGTTGCAAGAACAGAGGGGTTAGCAGTCTTAGCCCCAAACCCAGAGATTGAGAAAGCGTAAACAGAGAAGAACGGAGAAGTGTCGTGGGCCACAGCCAGTTGAGAGCCGTCAGTGGAAAACCCAAGGCCGCGGCCAGTGCCTGTTGGAAGCGTCGACGGGTTGGCATACTTGGTTCCAAACCCGGACCCCGACCAAGGGTAGGCCGTGACAAAGGGTGTTGTGAGATGGGCCAAGGCTATGGCAGTTCCCGCCGGATTAAAAGTCACCTTAAGGGGGGTGCCTGCTGGGAGGCTTGCCGGGTTGGAATACCTAGTTCCGAACCCAGAGCTTGACCAAGCATAGACGGAAACATACGGAGAGGAGTCAAGAGCCAAAGCTATGGCAGTTCCTTCCGGGTTAAAAGCCACATCATAACAGGTTGAGGTGGGTACCGAGGCAGGGTCCGAATACTTAGTCCCAAATCCAGCCCCTGACCAAGGGTAAGCCAAGACACGGGGGGAAGTAGTGCCATACCCCACCGCCAAGACGCTGCCATCGGGGCTAAACGCTACCCCCTGCCCTGTTCCCGTCGGAAATGTAGCTGGGTCGGAGTACTTAGTCCCAAACCCGTCTGAGCTAGACCATGGATAAACCGAAAAAATACCAAGAAACGGTGGAGTTGTGCTATTTGGTGTAACGTTGGCTATCGCCACGTACTCCGTGTATGCCGTTTGCGGAGAGCCAACAATAGAGAAGGCCACGCCAAAAGCAGAGGCAGAGGGCAGGGTAGACGGGTTGGCGTGCTTGGCCCCAAATCCAGAGCCAGACCAAGGGTAGGCCGTGACAAATGGGGTGGTGCTGTGGGCCACAACTATCGCCGAGCCGTCTGGGCCAAAAGCGACGTCAGAAGCGTTCCCCGTCGGCAGGGTTCCCGGATCGGCATACTTGGTTCCAAACCCAGAGCCGGACCAAGGGTAGACCGTGACAAAGGGGGTGGTATTGTGGGCCACGGCGATTGCTGAGCCCTCGGGATGAAAAGAGACACCCTCTCCAACCCCTGTCGGCAGGGTAGCCGGGTCGGCGTACTTGGTCCCAAACCCAGAGCCGGACCAAGGATAGACCGTGACAAAGGGGGTGGTGGTGTGAGCTACGGCTAGGGCCGAGCCGTCGGGACTGAAAGTCACGCCGTTTCCATTTCCCGTGGGTAGGGTAGCCGGGTTGGAATACTTGGTTCCAAACCCGGACCCCGACCAAGGGTAGGCCGTGACAAAGGGTGTTGTGAGAT